GAACGCGGTTCGCGTATCATGAGTAGCATTCACAAAAGAATGTATTATGCAATGCAAACAGAATTTAAATTATTAGCTAAAGTTATTCAAACATATCTTCCTGATGAATATCCTTATGCCGTTGTTGGAGGAGATAGATCTATTAAGCAAGCAGATTTCGATGAACGCGTAGATATTATTCCTGTCGCTGATCCGAACATATTCTCCATGGCACAACGCATTCAGTTGGCACAGACTCAGCTTCAGTTAGCAACGAGTGCGCCTCAACTTCACAACGTGAAAGAAGCTTATATTCGCATGTACGAGGCATTGGGCGTTTCGGATATTGACAAGATTATGAAATTGGAAAAACCCGAACCTATGAGCCCATCCATGGAGAACCGTAAATTAATTGAAGAAGATAAGATTGAAGCATACGAAGGACAAAATCATGATGCACATATTCAAGCACATATACTTTTTGGTTTATCACCAATTGTTCAGTTAATGCCTCAGATAGGTGTTGAATTAAATAAACATATTTTACAACATGTCACTATTAAGGCAAAAGAAGCAGTGGCAATGCAAATAGAACAAGCAGAACAACAAATGGGCCAAGTAGCAGAGGGCGGTAACTTAGAAGATATGGCTCAAGCACAGATTGCTACATTAGAGGCACAATTCATGGGTGAAGTACAACAACTACAAGCACAAATGAGTGGATCTGGTCAACCAGACCCTGTTATTCAATTAAAACAACAAGAATTACAACAACGAGCAATGAATGATCAAGCTAAACTACAATTTGATCAAGCTAAACTTGGTTTTGAACAACAAAAATTACAACAAAAAGATGCTATTGATAATGCAAGAATTGACTCTCAGGAAGATATTGCGCAGCTAAGAGCCAATATTAATCTTAAAAAACTAGATGCTCAAGGTAAAGGACCAGGTTTTCAATATAAAAATGCTAAATAAAACATTAATAACACCACAACAACTATTTGATAGTTATATTGATCTTCTTGATAAATTTGTCAAAGATACAGTAACTAGTGATCATTTAGCTTTAATTATGGCAGAAGTTTTAATGGTTAAAGTAAAAGAATTGTTTGAAGGTAAAGGATATAGTGAAGACCAGACTTTACTATTTATTCAACATGCTTTACAAGAATTAGATGAAGATAAACCAACAATTCACTAGGAGATAACATGGCATTAAATAATCCAAAACCAAAATTTATAAATGGTTCTCTATATCCAAATGCTAAAATGACAGTTTCAACAGATATGAATCCTTATGCAGGACCCCATGTAAATCAAACTGCAATAGCTGATGTTTATAGTGCAACAATGGAAGGACCAAAAGTTACACAAAACTTAGGATCTGGACCAAAAGGACAACGTAGTAAAGTTCAAATTAAAAAAGTAGCATTCAAAGGTTTAAAATAGTATAATCCTGTTTTAACAAAGGAGGTTTTATGAACCTATTAAAAGATCTATGGGCTCACCTTAAAGAGTGGAGCGACTGGAAAATGAAAGATTGGATTAAAGCTGCTATCGTAGCTCTAATCGTAATCATTATTATCGGAGCCATTTAATGGCATTCGGATTGCTATCTGGTTTACTGGGCGGTAAAGACGGCGCTTTAAAACAAGTAGCTTCCGTTATCGATTCAATTCATACCTCAGAAGAAGAGAAATTAGATAAAAAAATTATAATGCAACGCATTCAACAAAAGCTTGCAGAAAAACAATTAGATGTTAATGCAAAGGAAGCCAGCCATCGCAGCGTATTCGTTGCTGGCTGGCGACCCGCGATTGGCTGGTGCGGAGCGCTAGCGCTGTTCTTCGCCTTTATCCTATCTCCCTGTATTGATTGGTATGCAAAATTTTCAGGTATGGATATTGTCCCACCTGCTATAGAAACTGGGCCCCTTCTAGCAATTGTCACTTCAATGTTGGGCGTATCGGGCCTCCGCACTTTTGAAAAAGCGAAAGGTTTAACAAAATGAAAAAAAGAAAATTAAAAGATTTAAGTGGTGATGGTAAGATAACTCGTAAAGATGTTTTAATTGGCAGAGGAGTTATTAAGAAAAAAAAAGGTGGAATGGCCAAAGGATCTAGAGAAGGTTCTGTTATTGATACACCTGTCTCTTTTGCGAAAGGTGGTAAATTAGATATTAAAAAAGCTATTAAGAAACCTGGAGCTTTGCGTAAATCTCTCGGTGTTAAAAAAGGTGAAAAAATTCCTGCAAGTAAATTAAACAAAGCTGCAAAAGCAAAAGGTAAACTTGGTCAACGAGCAAGATTTGCTAAAACATTATCTAGGTTAAGAAAAAAATAATGGGTAAACTTTGTGCAAAAGGTAAAGCAGCGGCTAAACGTAAATTTAAAGTATATCCAAGTGCATATGCCAACATGTATGCAAGTTCCATTTGTTCTGGAAAAACAGTTGAGGGCGGTAGAAAAAAACCAAAGAAAAAAGCTAATGGAGGAATGATTAATAAAGTTTCTCAACAAAGAAAAAAAATATCTAATTACAATCAAGGTGGCATAGCTAAAGGTTGTGGAGGTATTAAAGAAAATAGAAGGAAAGTAACCACAGTAGCATAATGGCTAAAAAAGGATTAAGAGCTTGGGTTAAAGAAAAGTGGGTTGATATAGGTGCTCCTAAAAAAGATGGTAAATATCAACCATGTGGTAGATCCAAAGGAAGCAAAAGAGCTTATCCTAAATGTGTTCCAATTGCAAAGGCAAGATCAATGAGCTCATCACAAAAAAAATCAGCCGTTTCTAGAAAAAGAGCTGCGGGTAATCCTGGTGGTAAACCTACTAACGTAAAAACTATTGTAAAAAAATCTAATGGAGGCTATATAACCGTAAATCCAAGAGGTTTTGGTAGAATGTTACCAGATAAAAGGCCAACAACAAGAATATTTACATGACATACGACGAATTAGCTGGTTCAGTAAAATTATCCGAAGGTTTTAGAGATCATATTTATAAAGACACCGAAGGCTTTGCCACAATTGGTTGGGGCCATAAAGTAGTGTATGAAGATAATTTTGAAGAAGGTAAAACATATACAAAAGAAGAATTACAAGAAGTATTTGATAAAGATTTAAATAATGCAATAGGTTTGGCAAGACAGCTTATGGAAGAAAATGACGTAAGAGATTTGCCAACAACTGCGCAGCACACTTTAACAGAAATGTGTTTTCAACTTGGAAAGTCAGGGGTTTCTAAGTTTCGTAATATGTGGAAGGCCCTGCAGGAAGGCAATTTTATTGGCGCGAGTTACGAAATGCTCGACTCGAAATGGAATAAACAAACTCCAAATCGTTGCAAAAAATTAGCTGACCAAATGAAATCATGCGCTTAGAAAATTTTTTTACCTATTACAAAAAAGAATTAATTGCTAGACAAGCAACCGTAGAACAAGCTATATTGCAAGGCGTTCCAAATTGGGACGAATATAAGTATTTAACGGGAAAGTTACATGCTTTAAAACAAGAAGTACAGGAACTCACGGACCTGCTAAAAAAACAGGAGCTATTGGATGAATAAACCAGCAAGTAAACTTATTATGCCAAAACATATTTGGGATGGTAAAAAAAAAGAAACACAGAAAAAAGATATAGAAAAAGTACCTAAACCAACAGGATATCGTCTTGTTTTATTTCCTTTAAAATTAGAAGGTAAAACAGCAGGAGGTGTAATTCTTACAGATACCGCTATTGAGCAAGCTTCTATTGCCACTAATATTTGTAAAGTTATTGCCGTAGGTCCTGATGCTTACATGGATAAAGATAAGTTTCCTAATGGGGCGTGGTGCAAGAAAGACGATTGGATTATCATTACAAAATATGCAGGAGCTAGACTCAGCATTGATGGTGGTGAACTTCGTATAATCAACGACGATGAAGTACTGGCAGTTGTCGAAGATCCTAGAGATATATTGCCAGCTAACTTAATTTAACATGGAGGGCCCATGCCAACAATATTAAATACTAAAGAAGAAACTAATAAAACTGTTCCAATAGATACATCTGGGGAATCAATGGATGTAGAGATAGAAAATAAAAATGAGGAAACTGTTGAAGAAGTTTTTGAAGAGGATCAACAAAAAAAAGAAACTGTTGAAGAAGGTGAAGAATATTCACAATCTGTAAAAAAAAGAATTGATAAACTTACTTTTAAAATTAGAGAAGCAGAACGTCAAAAAGAAGAAGCCTTAGTGTATGCTAAATCTGTAAAAGAAGAAAGAGACACTCTTAAAGGCAAAATGACTAAAGTTGATGAAGGATATATTAATGAATATTCTGCTAGAGTTAAATCAGAACTTAATAAAGCGGAATCTGTACTTCAATCAGCAATAAATGCTGGAGATGTAAAAGCTCAAGTAGAAGCTCAAAAAGCAATTGCTAGATTAGCAATTGAAGAAGAAAGAGCTAATTCTTCTATAAAACAAAGAGAGCAAATAAAAGAAAATTTAAAAAATAATCCTGCTCCCCCTGCTCCCCCTGCTCCTAAACAAGCTCAACCTGATCAAAAAGCAGAAGCTTGGGCTGAAAAAAATGAGTGGTTTGGTAAAGATGAAGCTATGACTTTTACGGCTTTATCTTTTCATAAAAAATTAATTTCTGAAGAAGGGTTTGACGGCAAGACAGATGAGTACTATAGTGAGCTTGACAAACGAATAAAAAAAGAGTTTCCTCATAAATTTGAGGATAAGAACAAAGACAGCCGAAGAGTCCAAACGGTTGCCTCTGCTAATAGATCGACAAAGAATGGACGCAAGGTAGTGAGACTCACACCCTCCCAGATAGCAATAGCTAAAAGACTTGGTGTGCCACTAGAAGAGTACGCAAAACACGTGAAGGAGGCGTAATATGACTATAGATAGTAAACAAAAAACCTCACGCAAATTAGAAACCCGTGAACAAAAAACTCGTAAAAAAGGTTGGGTTCCGCCATCTAATTTAGATGCCCCTGAGCCACCAGAAGGTTTTCACCATCGGTGGGTAAGATTTGAGTATAGAGGTACACAAGATGATAAAAACGTAGTTTCTAGAATCAGATCGGGATATGAACCTGTGAAAGCAGATGAATATCCAGACAGGATAGATTTACCTCATTTAAGTGAGGGAAAATTTAAAGGCACTATTGCAGTAGGTGGACTAATGTTAATGAGATGTCCGATTGAAGTTAAAAAGCCAAGAGAGAAATATTTTCAGAACTTGACTAACGATCAACAGAAATCAGTTGACAACGACCTAATGGG